CATTAGCAGTTCCTGTAATTATTTCATCCCCTAGTGCTGATGTTAAATTTTGACCTATTAAAGAAACATTAGCAGTTCCCGCAACTGTTTCATCCCCCAATGCCGATGTTAAATTCTCTCCTATTAAAGAAATATTAGCATCCGCTAAAGCTGTAACTGAGTTTAAAGCTGTTGTTAAATTTTGACCTGTAGCATTAGCAAAGCCATCTTGAAAAATTGCAACATTTACACTATTTATGTTTGTAATTAATGGATTTTCAAATACTGGAACTTGAACAGAACCTCCTGCAGAAATTCCAACATTACTTTCTAAAGCATGAACTAACTCTTCTCCAACTAAAGTTACGACTACATTAGATGTTACTGCTACAATGACACTATTTAAAGAAGATGTGAGTTGTTCACCTGTGACTTCAACTGGAATATTTTCATCCCATGCGCCCTGTCCCCAGGTGCCTCTACCCCAACCGTCAACAATGTCAGACATGACTTAGACTCCTATTAAGAGATTCTGATAATAGCCGCTGTAGATGTGAAAGCTGGAAATTGAATTGTAAATGTTCCTGATGTAGCTGTTTTATCAGTTACGAAATTTAACACTGCAACTGCCGCATTTGAAAAAGAAGTATTATAAATTAATGCTCCTCTTGCAGTTATTGTTACACCTGTAAATGATATGTCAGCAAAGTCTGTGAAAGCAACTGTTGATACAACTGATGTTCCAGAGTTTACTAATTTTTTTCCTCCAGCAACATATGTTCCTGATGCAGCAACTTCTCCTGTTGAAGTATATGCAGTCGTAGTTGCACCTAAAGTAGCTGTTGATACATAAAGAGCTAATTTAAAAACATCACCACCAGAACCTGCAGTTGAAAAATCTTGATCACCATCCAATAGTTGTTTTTTAAAACTATTTGGTAACGCTTGTGTAATAGCCATACTTTTTTTCTCCTATTGTGGTTTTCGAACTATACGAGGCTCTCCATCAAGAAACTCATCTGTTCGTCTTCTTCCCATTTGTTCTAATGAGAATCCTTCGATAGCTTGCTTATACCTATTTTCATAATATTGCAACATATCTGTTGGACCCTTCAAAAATCCATACGCCTCAACTAGGCAAGCATATAATAAGCCATTGGGAAATTGTTGACTTAAATATGTAGTTGCTGTTGTAGACGATAATCCAGTTGGTTTCAAGATATAATTTAATTGAATTGTGTAAGCTTGATCAGGAATAGGTGCAAATTCTATGGTATTTTCATCCCAGTTTGCATAATATTTAGGAACTCCTGTTACTCCAGATGAATTATATTCATCAATAAAACTCATATCTCTAACATCTAAAAAAGATCTAACCCCTGCATTTATAACTTCAGCAGATCTTATTACTAAACAATTTGCAGGAACATTTAAATATTTTTGGCTTACTACAAAAGTAGAAGTATCATATTTTCTATTATTATCAGAATCTACATCTCTTAATATTCTAAATTCTGCATTTTCAATAAATCCATTTATAATAGTATCACTAAGAACATTAGAACTAACCTCTGTATAATCTCTAATTTTTGTAACTAATTGTGTATATGTCATATTAAGCCTGTAAAGTTACTGGACCTGCAGAGCATTGTGCCCCGCCTCCAGATATATTGCCAACTGTTGCTGTATCTGTACTTAAAAAATAAAAATAATTCAATGGATCACTAACTAGTCCTAATGAATCAATTTTTCCAACTGTAATTGTAAATCCTTGTGATCTTGAAATATCTGTAACTCCATCAAAAGATGGAACTGAATCAAATGAATCTTCTCTTGTTGGAGTTCCAATTGTATTAACTTCTGGTGGTCCTCTAAATCTAACAATGTTCCCTGTTTGTCTTCCATGATCTTGTGAAAATACATTTACATAAGTAGAACCTGCATATTTTGTAGTTGAAAAAGGATTAGGAGTAAGTGCTACAATTACCGGTGGTTCTATTCTATCAGGATGAGCATATCTTAAACCCTGTGGGTCTGCAGTAGTTGGTTTTGGTTCTAATTGAGGTTGTTTAGCTTCATATTCAGAAATATGAACCCATGATCCATTCCACTCTTGTACCATTTCTTGATATGGAAATCTTTGACCAGATCGGTCAGAAATCATATATGAATATTTTCCTCTAGATAAATTAGACATTTGGATAATAAGTTTTTGGTGTTATAAATGAACTTGAAGAAGAGCCATCTTGTTCTAATGCTCTTTTTAATTCATCTTCGTATAATAATCTTAATTCTTGTGTTCTTTGTGGAGCAAGTTTTAATGATACATAATAAGCAAGTCCCGCGCACATGCATGGAACAAATCTGTATGGAACATCTGTTGCATTTGTATAAGCTCCAACATCTTGAATTCTTTTTGCATAGTAATATTGAATCACATTATTTACCTGATCAGTTCCAGGAGTTAAATATAAAGTGATTGTAATTTTATCTATAAATCTTTGCACATAATATTGTGTAGGTTGACCTGTTGCAAATTTAGAAGATAGTCCGCTGTAAGCTGATCTATCTATTTTTGTAAGTGGAAAATCAACCACAGGAACTTGTTCTGTATTTCTATAAACCATTTCTAAAATATCATCTGGTCCATATGTTATAGAATTATAATCATATACAGCAGTATTATCTGCATGAATTGCAGCAGTTGTACCATTAGCTCCTCTGACACAACCTGTAATAGTCATAGATGCTGTATCAGTTCCAGTATAAGTTATTTGTTCTGATCCGATCAGCAGGGTGCCGGCTTCAGGGAATTGCCAAACTGAATCTAATGTAATTGTTGTAGTAGATGCATTAATTCCACCATTTAAATAACTAAATGTACCATCAGAAGTACCATCTCCAGATGATCTATAAATTGTATAAACACTTTGGCCATTAACCATGGAAATAGTATTACTTGCTACTTCCCAATAATGAAGACCTCTGTTTGACCACTCTTGGAACATTATATTTAAAGATCTTCTTGTTGATTCTAAATCTTGTCCAGTTCTTGGAGCGGACATACCAATTCTTTCGTAAGCCTCTTCTATAATTTTATCTATATAAAAGGTCTTTTCAAAAGTAGTAGTTCCAGAAGTAGTGTTAGCCATCTAACTTCTCCTTATGGTGTTAAACCTGGACCAGAATATTTATCTGTTAATAAAGTAACTGCTCTAACATTTGTTAATGTTGAAACAAAAATTCCCTTTGGAAACAAAATTCCATCTTCAGGAAAACTAAAATTAATAACATCACCAGTTGGTACATCTGCTGTAAACAAATTTGATCCAGCTTGACTTGTTGTTGTTAATTTTACAATTCCTACACCAGAACTATTTGATGCAATAATAATTCCTCTCAGTCTTACTGGAGGAGCAACAATTGCAGTAGAAGTAGTTGCTGTAAATCTAGTTGCTTGTATATCACCTTTATATGAACCCATTTTTTTCTCCTTGTATTAAGGAGCCCTTACGAGCTCCTTAAAAATTAATTAATTAATTAGTTACTAAATGGTGTTTCAACCGATCCAGAACCTAATAAAGTTGCAGAAACTAAATATTTGTTGGCAGCAACTGCTGTTATTTCCAACATAGATCCAGTAACTCCACCTTTTGTAGTTCCATTTAAAGTTATTACATCATTAGATGCAGATGGATCAAAAGCTTTTCCACTAGAACTGTTGTTAATAACGATATTAGCAATACCTACATATTTATCAGTGCCATTAGTTTTAATAGTTAAACCACCAGATGTAGCTGAAGTCTCAATATAGAACTTATAAGAAGTACCTATATTGTTTAAACTATTATAATCACCACCTGGACCAGATACGTTTGAGTATGCTGTTGAAACTATCGCAGGTAATATGATTTCTGCAGTAGCATTATTAACTCTAATAATTCTTCCTGCATAATTTGCTACATCTAAAGTTGTAGATGCAGCTGTGATGTTTTTTACTGTTCCCGGACCAGTTCCTATAAAACCATTTAATGATCTTACTGGACCGTCGAAAGTTGTTTGTGCCATGTTATGTTCTCCTAGTTATTCCAATATCGTCTCTAGGCCGTCGACTATACTCGTCGATATCAGAAAGTTAATGTATAGTTATTAAAATATATATGAATTTATTAAATAGCGCAAGCGATACCTACATCGAAAAACTACTTTTCGGATATAAATAGCTAGGTTTTAGCTAGCTACAGAAAACTCAGGAGCAGCCATTTCTACTTTAATTTGTCTATGAGCTATTTCAGCTTCAGACATTTTAATCTGGTTAATGATATCACGAATTTTTTCGTCTATCT